TGCCAAATTCCGTAGACATTTTGCATCCTCATAGAGATTGATTTTCAGTGGGATGCGCTTTCACGCCGCGCAGGCGAGAGCCGGTAACGTTGGCTGAAACGAAAGCATGATTGAGCGCTCAAGCTAGGCGGTTTGGCTTCCTTGCGTCGAAGCGAAGACGAAAGGGGCTTTAAGCTGCCCCTAAAGCTGCATAAGGCGCTAAGCTGCACCCTGTAGTCTCTCAAAAACGCCGGGATTAGCATCGGTCCAGCGTTTGAAATCGTCGTCTGACATATTCACCAGTTTTTCAAGGCTCATGGGTTCAGGAGCACCGCCACCTTTCCCAGAGAGCGTCTTGTTTTTCTCTTGGCCTTTCTGAATGGTCTCCAATTTCTGGTCCAGATCAGGGGCCGGGTCTTCTTGCGCTTGGGGCTTGTATCCGTTCGAAAAAGCAAAGCCATAAAATTGTTTGCCGATATCCCAACCATTGTTATGGGCATTGGCTGCAATCGAATAAGCATCGCGCATGGTGAGTTGCTTGGCTTCTTCGTCTGTTGCGCCCTGAGACTTGTAATTGGCAACGGTCGTTTCAAAGAGATAATCAATCGCCCCCTGAAACTCAGGGTCACTTTGGCCGCGCGTGGTTAGCTCGTTGATATAGCTTTGCTCGAATTGCTGGGCTTGCTCAATCTGCTGGCGCTCTTCAAACCGTTCCTGCGCTTCAGCCTGTTCCTGCTTGAGAGTATCCAGTTCATGCTTGAAAAACTCGACAGGATCAGCATTCAAATCAGGTGGCGCTTGCTCTTGCTCGGCATCTTGCGGAACCTGAATACGCGCCAAAAGCTGATTGATTTGCTCTTGCTGTGTCTGCAATTGAGCCTCAACAGCCTTCCGACGCTCTCGCTCTTGGTGCAAAGCACCATGCGGGACCGTGGATTGCTGTCGCTCTTGCGGAGCCTCTTCCTGCTGTTCTAGGGCTTCCTCGGCGCTTTCCGCCTCTTGGCTGGCTTCCGGGGCCTCTTCGCTTGCTGCTGGCTCTGTATTGGCCTCCTGCTCTTCAGTAGACGGCTCTTCAAGCACAGCTAATTCCTCGGGGGTGAAATCCCCCTCGGTTTCTTCAGTTGACATATTGTCTCCTAATCGCTCGTATCGTGAGCATTCGTAGGCCTGCTATCGCGCAAGCCGTGCGCAGCCAGCTACATCGCTGGTAAAGTTGGAACCATCAGACCTGCAAGGGTTTCTTGCACCTGTGCATGGTTCTTGTCCGCTTCGGAGCGGGTCTTTTCTATATCGGCTTCAGCCTTTGCTTGGCCTAGTTGTTCTTCAGGCCCCGGCTCTGGCGGCTCCATCAGGGCTTGCATGGCCTTTTTCACCTTCTCGACAACGCTGTCAGGGAATGGTGAATATTCCAAAAGCTCAATCTGGATCTGTGGAGGCAATTGCATGAACATTGGCCCAACCAGTGACCAGACCTTTTCTTTCTGGTTCGGGCTGGATGGCGCTTCATCGACAATCACGTCATAAGTCGCGCTTGCCTGCCTCATGAGCGGCACATATTGAGCGCCAGCCTCACCAACCACCCGGATCAAGCGACCATCGGAGATATATTCTTGCAGATAATGCAACATCACCCGACCTTGACGCTTTCTGAACCGACGCAGGCTATCAAACAGCCATTGCAAGATGGTCATGCCTGCCTGTCTGCGTTGATATTCCAGAACGCCCGGCTGGTTTGCCTCTCGCTGCCCTAAAAGCTCCTGATTGATCCCGGATGTATCGCGAATGGAGTTGATCGCAAATTCCATCAATTGCCATTGGCCAGCAGGGAAAGCAGCAACGGGCTTTTCTTTGATTTTTGGGTGGTGCCCAGACAAAGCACCATGCGGAACTTCGGTAACGGAATCGTGGCGTGTCCAGCTCTCCTTGAAAGCCTCAGCCTCACCAGCCAAAGCCCCTTTTTCCACCATGACACCGCCTTTTGCAGACTTGTCCATGATATTCAGGGTTTGGCTGAAGAACTTGTTCGCATAGCGCTGCGGATCTTTAATCAGTCTCAACAGGCCGTAGAATGTGCCGTGCTCCTCATCCCGAACACCGGTAATGCACTGATACCGGAATTGTGACTGACAATCGCTGTCACCTTGCTCAAGGACAACTCCGCCAATCCATGCTTCCTTGTAGACGCGCTTTGTTTGCTTAACGCCCTGAAGCATGCCACCAAGCCGCTTGTTGAGTGTTTCATATTGCGCCGGGTCCAATTCCGCTTCTTGGCCGGTCAAAGGGTCTTTCAGGCGATAAAATGGCTGTCTCTCATACCAGACATAATGAACCAGGGTAACGTGCTTGCATTCCCCTTCCTCATTGTTCTTCTGAGTTTCTTCGATATCCGGATTGTCGATGTAAGCTTTTGCCCAAGCGCCATCCAATTCGCTATCAGACGCATCAGGGAACAATTCCCGTGCTTCATCAATCGGCATATCAACGCGGATACGATAGAAACGACGCGAATCCTTGAGGTTTTTCTTACGCGCCGCATAATCATAGCCCATTTCAAAGGGTGAAATACGATCCTCAACAATCATTCCGTCTTGATCTTCATCGTAATCAATGCGTGTGTCGGTCCAACCAAGGCCACAAATAGCAGCATCACGGAATGCCTCTGACTGTTCGTCTTCACTATCCGCGTTGTCCCTTGCCCATTCTGCTGCCGCTGTCAAAAGCTCGTTAGGCTTTGCATCGCCTTCTTCTCGCGGGATGAACCGTGTTTCCATGCGGTTCGAGATTTCAGACCCAGAAACAGCATTGATCAGGGTTTGCGCACGGTTGAAAGTCATGACCGGACGATTTTCTTTCTTCAGCTTTTCCTTGTCGGATTTATCCCACTGGTCACCGTCTACAAAACGGTAATCTTCCCGCGCATCTTCACGCCAATCAGACAAATGGGCGCTATCGTCCTTGAACCAGCCCTGAAACGTCTTGAGGCCTTTATCAGTTTTCAACTCGCCCATCCGCTTGCTCTCGTTTGTTGCTTCTTGTCGCGATAACGATCTCTTGGTTTCGCGGGTTGTGGGGCAGGAGCCGCCCAAGGCCTGGACATGCAGCCATAGCGTGCTTCATCCGCCGCATGATCTTCCATATTGGTATCCAGATCTTCCGCTCGCTTCTCATCATGCTGTAGCGATGGGATAGTTCTGATAAAATCCAGGCATGTGCTGAAGACAAACAGCATCGGGCGCCCATATTCGATAGGAAACTCACCCGGCTCCGAGATGATTTCGCCTCTTAGGCGCTGTCTCATCTGGTTCCAACCACCCAAAGCCCCGTGCTGTGGCACTCGCTTGTTATCTGCCCTGTCGAAGTAAATGGCTTGCGTCGCCATCTCTTCCGCATGACTTGGACCGCCATCCTGAGAGAAAGCAGCCGGGTCCAAAACGCCATAAGCAATCGTCTCGCTCTCTTCACGGGACTTGATGCCGATAGCAACCTCTTTTGCGGTCAGCTTCAGACCAGTATCAGGCTTGCCTTTTACACATCCATACCATTCGCGGTATCTGACCATTGCTCCACGGGGAATAGAGCGACCGTCGGGCAATTCGTAACCATCCGAGGCAACAGCCCACCAGCCAACAGAGAAAGGCTTTGCAGACCCCCAGTCCATCGAACGGAACCGCAGCCAATCCTTAGGAATGGTGAACGGCTCAATCACATGGCGGATCTTGGTAAATTCGGCAAAGAACGCGCCTTCAACGATATCCCAATCACCCCAGCGCATCGCTCGGACAAGGCTCTCACTGCCCAGCCCTTCCAAGCGTGCTTCATAGCCGGGGTCATTCTCGGCCATGGAAGGGTTATCTTCCAAGCGTGCAGGGATATACTGCCGGAGCATCCCACCTTCATCATTCGCGGCCTTCTCAACCGCCAGAGGGATGCAATTATCAATGAATGTCGCTTTAACGAACTGATGCCCTACACCACCGGGGTTTGCACCTGATACGATACGGGGAAAGCAACTTTCATATTTTGTGGGCAATTGAATGCCAACCATGCGAACACGGTTACGCAAGAAACGATAGATTACTTCGGTAAAGTGCGTTAGCTCATCAATCAGCAGAACATGGATCTCTGCGCCTTGATACTTGAACCGGTCTTTCTCATCCTTGCAGTGACAGAGATAGATCTTGCTGCCGTTCCAAAACCTGATTTCATCTTCTACAATCGTCACAAAGCCGCATTCAACCCAACCGGCCAAGATTGCACGAAAGCCGCTAGGACCTTCCATGTGGTTCTTGATCAGATCGTCACGAATGCGCCGGAACAGATAAACCTGCAAGCCTGGTATCTCCGCACACCACATGACCGCTGCCATGCGCATGAGATGAGATTTCCCGCCACCAGCAGCACCACCATAAAGGATCTCTGTCGCAGTTGAATTGAACGCAACCTGCTGCTTTGAGTGCAAGTTGATATCAATCGCTGCGTCATTCTGATTTGCCATTATAGTTAATCGTTGGGGTCAGTGCCATTTGGCCTTTGACTTCATGCTCTCGCTTATCGCGCCATTCATCAGGGGCGGCGTTTTTCAATGCAAAGATACGGCTGGTAACTGTTGGGCCATCCGCAGCAGACAGCAAATCTGTCTCAAGTTTCAGCGTTCTTGCGGCCTCACCAAGTTTTATAGCGTCCGAAAACTCAGGATGATCATCACACCATTGATGCAATGTAGAACGCGCAATTCCCAGATACCCGGCTGTAGCAGTTTTGCTAAAACCAAGCCTCATTTGCCCATATGCCAGGTCGCAGAATTCTGGATCGTATTTGGAGG